ATGTTCGCTGTTCCGGGGTTGGTTGACATGCCGTCGATTCAAACCTTCACCGGAGTCTCACCAGCGAACAATCAAAGCGGTTTTTTATTGACCACAGGAAAACGACCATGACCGATTCGACCGAGCTTCAAACCGTACCATCCGAAGAAAACGCCCTTCAGGTTTACAGCGCACCAAACGGACTTGACCCGTACCTGGCCCGCATCCGCGCTGAAATCGACGGGTTTATACCGAACGTAACCACCAAGAAAGGCCGCGCTGAAATTGCCTCGATTGCGGCCAAGGTTGCCAAGTCCAAGACCGCGCTCGACGGAATTGGTAAAGAGCTGGTTGCACGCTTGAAGGACGTGCCGAAGAAGATTGACGGTGAGCGTAAGCGCATGCGTGACACGCTGGACGCATGGAAGGATGAAGTGCGTAAGCCTCTTACCGATTGGGAAGAAGCTGAACAGGCCCGCATCGTCAAACATGAGTCCGGTGTCGAGTGGTTCCGACTTCGCGCTGATGAAAACTCAGACCTTGACGCTGTAGAGCTGGAAGGCTCGATTGCCGAAGTCGAAGCGCGCAGCGTAGGCACTGAATGGGAAGAGTTTGAAGCCGAGGCACACCGAGCCAAGGCCCGCGCACTTGAAAGCCTTCACTCAGCTCTGGCGGCCCGTACCAAGGCAGATGCAGAACAAGCCGAGTTGTTGCGCCTTCGTCAAGAAGCAGCGGAACGCGCCGAGCAAGACCGCCTTGCAGAAGTGGCACGACAAGCCGTTGAGGCCGAACGTGTGCGCGCCGCGAACGAACAGCAGGCCCAGCGCGAAGCAGATGCCCAGCGCATCAAGGATGCAGAGCAGGCGGTGATTGATGCTAAGGATCGCGAACAACAGGCAGAAGCCAACCGTGTCGCAGCAGAACAGCGCGCAGAACAGGAGCGCATTGAATCCGAGCAGCGGGCCATCGCAGAGCGCCAAGCCGCCGAGGAACGCCAGAAGCAGGCCGAAGAGCGTGCACGCCAAGAAGAGCAGGATCGCCAGCAGCGCGCAGCAGATGAAGAGGAACGCCAGCAGCAGGCCCGCCAAGCCGACACCGCCAACAAGTTGAAGGTGTTGGGTGAAGCCAAGACAGCAATCATGGAACTTGGCGTGCCAGAGCCGTATGCCAAAAGTGTTGTGCTAAAGATCGCTCGCGGCGAAGTGCCAAATGTAACCATCAAATTCTGAGGTGTTGAAAATGTCACAACAAATCATCGTGCCGGAAGAGCGTCATCAATCGGTATCCATCCAGCAAGGCCAAGGCCTGAACATGATGGATACCATCAGCCGCCTGGCCCTGTCCCCAAACTGCGACATGGACAAGATGGAGCGCCTTATAGCGCTTCAAGAGCGCATGGAAGCCAAGAACGCGCTGGAGTCTTTCAACGCATCATTCGCTGAAATGCAATGCGAGATGCCTTCGGTTGAGAAGCGCACCGAGAACACGCACACGAAAAAGATGTATGCGGATCTGGACGACATCAACTTCGCGGTTCGCCCGGTTATGGCCAAGTTCGGCTTCGGCGTTTCGTTCAAGATCGTCAACCATGAAAAGGGGGTGACGGTTACTGGCATCCTGATGCACAAGGCAGGGCACCGCGAAGAAACATCAATGCTATTGCCGCTTGATACTGGCGCCGGCCGCAGTGCAGTTCAGTCGGTTGGCTCTACCACCACATACGGCAAGCGTTATGTCATGTGCGCCCTGCTGAACATTACCAGCGGCGACGACAACGACAATGACGGTTATGTCGATCAATCAACCGTGCTTATCACCCCAGCCCAAGCCAAGCAGGTTCAGGCGCTTCTGGACAAGTGCAGCGAAGCGGTTCACGCCAACTTTGAAAAGATGTACGGCGACCCTGGCCAGATACCGAAGGCAAATTTCGACGGTGTTGTTGCTGGCCTGAACAACTCAATTTCCAAAGCCGCTAAGGCAGCCAAAGCCGCCGATCAGGAGCAAGCACAATGACCATGCAAATTATCCGCGACCTTGAGCAAGGTTCCCCCGAGTGGCATGACCTGCGCGCTGGCATCGTCACCATGTCTGAAATCCAATCGCTGCTGGTTAACGGCAATGGCCCGGAAGGCTTCGGCGCTGGCGCAATTACTTACATGAACATTTTGATTGGCGAACGCATTACCGGCGAATCCGCGAACGCCTTTCAAGGCAACAAGCACACTGAGCGCGGCCATGAACTGGAGCCGATTGCACGCGGCCTGTACCTGGCTCAGACCGACCTTGAATGCGACCAAGTGGCAATCATCCTTAACCACGGCTGCGGCTACAGTCCTGACTCGTTGGTTGGCGATAAAGGCCTGAACGAAATCAAGACGAAACTCGCCAAGTTTCAGGTGGAAATCATCCTGTCTGATGAGGTGCCAAAGGAGCACGTCGCGCAGTGCCAAGGCGGCCTATGGCTTTCTGACCGTGAGTGGATCGACTTTGTTAGCTTCTGCCCTGGCATGCCTTTGTTCATCAAGCGGATGGAGCGCGACGAAAAGATGATTCGCAAGATGATCGAGCGCACCAAAACCTTCTACGAGGTTCTTGAAGACCGCATGAACAAAGTGCTTGGTCTGGAGGCGTAATCATGGCTGATCTGGCATTGGTGCGCACTGCGAATGGTTTGGCTGGCGCCACCGATGCCGACCGTGAGCTGATCAGCAAAATCAAATACGGATCCACAGTACATGGCGACTTCAAGAAGATGCGCAACGCCCGCTTTCATGGGAAGTTCTTCGCGATGCTCGCCTTGGCATTTGACTACTGGGAGCCAGCAGGCGGGCTTATACCGCGACAGGAGCGGCGAGGCATCGAAGGACTGGCCAAGTTCTTTGAGGAATTGAACGGACGCCCTGGCCAGCTCACTAACGCGGTGCAGAGCTACATAGAAAAGCTGGAGCATGAACGTACCGAGCGTTTCCCGTCCGTGGACAAAAGCCGCGAGGCATTCCGCGAATGGGTAACAGTCGAAGCGGGGCACTTCAAACTGGTTAACACGCCTGCCGGGATTGAGCGCAGAGCCAAGTCAATATCATGGTCGCGCATGGATGATGTGCAGTTTGAAGCGCTTTACAAGGACGTGTTCAACGTATGTTGGCGCCAGGTTCTGCAAGCACACTTCACCAGCGAGGCCGAAGCAATGGCCGCCGCTGAACAACTTGGGAGTTTCGCGTGAACAAGCAAGACCGGGAACACCTAAACAAACTGGCCGAACTGGGGTGCATTGCTTGTTACAAGCAGGGCACGCCCGGGACACCAGCCGAAATTCACCACCCACGCGCCAAGACTGGAATGGGTCGCCGGGCGCCGCATGATCAAGCAATACCGCTTTGCCCAATGCACCACCGTGGAACCGCTGGCCTTGCAGTGCCAAGCATCCACATGAGCAAGAACGCTTTCATCGAGGAATTCGGTACCGAAGCCGAGCTACTTGAACTTTGCAAAACCTTAATCTAACCAACACAGGAAGACCGAAAATGAACGCAGCCCAACGCGCAGTAGTAGCCGCAGCCAAAAAAGAAGGTTGCAGCCCTTGTGAAATCTCGGCTGAGCTTCTGTGTCATGACCTCATGGAAATCATGCTGGGCCAACTTCGCAAGCGCCAGGTAGCTTTCACAAAGCTTTCCGAGCAGGAGCAGGATTCAGCAATTGCTGAGATGCAGGCAGAGCTGAAGCCAGCCGCATCCCTTGCCGCCAGAGTGATCCAAGCCCAAGGCGTGGAGACAGTAGGCGCCAAACTGAAGGCGCTCAAGATCGACGGCAAGCTGACCGCCACCATGATCATCGAATGCGACGAGCCAAACCGCCACGTCCTCACCGACAAGGCGCATGACAAGTCGGACATCCTGATCGTGCTCTACCCAAACAGCTACTCCGAAGGTATGAGCGCATTCCACGGCGAGAAAGACCAAAAGGAGCTGGGCCTTGATGTCACGCCCGAAACTGCCAAGGCACCGGCAACCAAGGCAACACGCAAGAGCGCAGCAACCAAAGCAGGAGACCTGGCCCCGGCCAAAGAAGTGAAGTTGACGCCAAAGCTGATCCTCGACGGTCGCGACTTTGTAGTGATCCAGCAGAACGCGAGCATTGCCGGTCTACAGAACCACCTGAAGATTGGCTATGACAAGGCTGATGCGCTACTGAAGCAATATGAAGGCGAAGGTCTGGTCGTATGGGTAGGCACTGACGAAACCGGCCAGTACGAGCTGGTACGCGCCAAGCCAGAGCCTGCCAAAGATCTGCCAGTTTTCGATGAGGAAACCCTGGCAGTCATGTACTCATCGGTAATGCGTACGATCTACGGCGACGATGACAACCTGATCGAGCAGGCTCTTATGGCGATGGAAGAAGACGGCATTGTCTCCAAGCCAAGCAAGGAAGGCTTGCGTGACGTACTCACTCTGCCGGTAAATCCAGCAGAGTAACCCGCAGCAAATGAAAGCCCTGCCCTGATCGGCGGGGCTTTTTTATGCTTGACCACACAATCGAACGCATATACAGTCGCAGATACACACAGAGGACAGGAAATGGAACGTAAAGTTAGACCAATCCGAATGAGTGACCTTGAGTGGTCAACATTCAAAACGCACCTTGGTACTGAGTGGCTGCGCGCTCAGATCGACAATGTGATCCGCGCCGAGAAGCGTAACAAGCCAGCTCATGAAAGCTATGACGGCCTACTACAACGAGTTTGACCCATACGCCGCTCAGTGGCTGCGGAACCTAATTGAAGCCGGGCACATCGCGCCAGGCGTAGTTGATGAAAGGAGCATTGAAGATGTCACCCCAAAAGATCTTGAAGGCTTCACCCAATGCCACTTTTTCGCTGGAGTTGGCGTTTGGTCGCTCGCTCTTCGTCGCGCAGGATGGCCAGATTCACGACCAGTTTGGACAGCCAGTTGCCCGTGCCAGCCTTTCAGCGCGGCAGGCGTTGGAGCTGCGTTTGAGGACGCAAGACACCTCTGGCCATCTCTTGCCTGGCTCATCGGAGAGTGCAAGCCTGCAATCGTTATTGGAGAGCAGGTTGCAAGCAAAGCTGTCGAACCTTGGGTCGACCTTGTACACGCTGACATGGAAGCCTTGGGTTACGCCTTCGGGGCCGTCCCGTTCCCGTCTGCGGGCGTCGGTGCGCCGCATATCCGCGACCGACTCTACTGGCTGGCCCACGCCGACGACCAATGCGAAGAACCATCCGGACACGCCGCGCGGGCTGGACACGTTAGCGGGAGTCGCGCAGCAATTAGCGGGGTGGACGACGCCGACAACTCGGGACTTCAAGGATTCGCCGGGCATGGTGGCGCAACGGGACGGACGAGACCGAATCGACCAGTTGCCTCGACAGGCGTACCTAGCAGCGTGGCCGACGCCGACGCCGACGGCTTGCGATTCGAATCGGCATCCTTCAGCGGAGTTCACCACGAAAAATATAACCCTGAACCACGCAGC